ATCTAGTGCATTGTATACAATAGCCTCGTCAGTTATTGGGTGCTGACCTAGCCCGTACTCACCACTGTCTAGCATGTCCTTGAGTATCTCATCATGGAAGTACTCAACCTGATATGTAATCTTAATTATCTCACTCATATTACCAATCCAATTTCTCTAGTTGTTCTTGCTTCCACCAGTAGTCGTTATCTCTAACAGTACTGTTAGCCCTGTTGGGTGTGTAGCACATGCAGTGTGCCATGTGTTCGTTGCAGTCTATACATGTATTGCATGCAGTGCAAGCCCCCTCATTATAGTCGTCCTCTCGCAGTTGTGAGTAGCAATGGTAGCACACATCATAGATAGTTCTGACAGTACCGTCAGCATCAAGCAATTCATCAGATGCTAACAACATGTGCTTGTCATTCTCAAACAAGTCATAGTCAGCAGACGATGCGTAGCCGCCATTATACTTACTGCTACTGCCTGTGTACCAGTAACTACGTGACTTGTATGATGTGTTAGACCACCACACACCATTAGCCCAGTGACCATCCTTCTCGTTGAGAATGTACACGTCATCCTTTAGGTCAGATGATGTATTGAGGATAGCAATCTTGCTACCCCTAGCCCAGTCCTCTAGTTGCTTGAAGTACACAGGGTCATCAAGCACATCGACACCCATGTTAGGTAGCAAATCTTCAGCAAAGATACGGGTATCTGAGCGTTTGTCACCAGGTTTGAGTACGACTGGAAGCATACCATTGTGACCTAACACAATGTCTTTGCGACCATCTACCCTGAATGGGTGATTGTTCTCGACGTGTGTCGTACCATGTGTGGTAAGACGTGCGTGGAACATACCGATGGCGTTGGGGTTCTTGTCTAACTCAGCAAAGAACCTGTCAATAGTTACGTCTACCAGCATACCTCGACCTGCCACAATGTGGTCGCCGTGATGTACCGCATAGCCGAAGCCATCGCTGTTGTTATAGCAAGCAATCTCTAACTGCTCGCGTGTTGGTCGTGACCCAGGTAGGGATACACATAACATACACATAATTACTCTCCATCATTCTGAGAAGCATAGGACTTCTCGCTAAAGCCGAACTCGACCGACTTGTTTATGTAACTTAATAGGTTTGGATACAAAGCCTTGTTGCCTCGTAACCATTGGATAAATGCAGGTGCTGTTAAGTATTCCTCAGCACCAACACCTGACCTAGCACCGCGTGAATATTCCACGGCACTATGCACATACTCAAGTGCAGCGAGTATGCGTTCTTTCTTTAGTGAACCCCTGAACATACGCACTTCAAGGGTAGATGTTGGTAGTACATTGACCGCAGAGTACCGTTGCGCATTATTGTATTGACCTTTCATGTGCTTAGGTATCTCTGTTCGTACGCTCTTGTCAAAGGATGCGTATGAGTTGCCTTGTCTACCTGCAATCAGGTATGACAAAGCCTTGTTGCGCATGAGTAACAGGGTGAATGAGTACTGATGCAACCTACCATTGAAACCACGT